GTCTTTATACTATGTAGGAATTGTTTTTCTTCATCTGTTATGATATCAGCAATAATACCAGTTGCAACTGGGGTGCCAAAAAGAGATATATTATCCAAAGAAATCCTCCAACGAACTTTGTTCAGAAGTGTTCCAACCTAGTGGCTGAATAACAATCTGAAGCGCATCCGTAAAAACCTTTTCGAATTGTTTATCATAATCTATGTAGGATCCCAATTCAAACTCTGGCGGTAACTCTTGACTGAATGCGATAACATCTTCTTGGAATGGATTTGGTTTGCGAACATAAACAAATCGAATCTTATCACCATCACGGATTGGTTGATATTTTCTATCAAGTCCCATCTTCTTAGTGTAATGATTAAACAAGAGAGCACCTCGAACATGAATCGGTGTTCCCTTAGAATAGATAGGTGAACCAGCGTACTGCTTCAAACCATTCACACCCCGAGGAAACGCAATGTCTTCAACTGGCATCTTGTCAAACTCTTTACGGAATTCCATGATGTAGTTTTGTAAGTCTGCTTGATTACCCTTAAGAATAACCTCAATCGAATCTCGCAGTTTGTCACGAATAACCGCAGGAGTAGAGGACTTGACCATCTCAAGACCCATAACTTTGATTTTAGGTTTCTCATACTGAACACCCTCCGAATTATGAACATTAAGAATGTATCTTTTCTTAGCAGTCCAGATACCTTTATCAGCCAGAACCTCACGCTTCATCTGCATCTTCTGGCTATATGCATTCATGTAATCTGCTAGTTCTTGATAACCTGAATCAATGAATGGTTGGAAAACATCTTCACAGATCTTATCCATAAACTTAATCTTCTGCTCGTCAGTTTTACCAACACAGGTTTGTTCAACTAATGTTTCAAGAGTCAGATAGATTGAATCAGTGTCAATCGCAACAACATAATCTTTACCCTCAGTCTTAAGGGTTTTATTCATGAATGCATTTAACTTATTGGCCATCCAACGAATCGATAACTGACCAGAAGTAGTAATACCCTCAGCCATACGGATATCGAAGTATCGGAAATACTGATTACCCATCGCACCATAAGCAGAGTTCAAAGCAATCTTCATGGCCATCTGCAGGTTATTAAGACGAGAAATATCTTTGAGTAGTTGTTTCTTAGACTTATCCTTCTCATACTCTTGTTGAATCGCAAGCATCTGTTTCTTAAACTTGGAACGATTCTTATACATCTGTTCCATCAACTCAGGCATGAACCCTTTGAACTCTTTGGTATAAGTCCAACCATTGGCAGTCAAAGCAAGATCTCGTTGCTTTACATATGTAGTATCAATCTCTTGATTGAGAAGTTTATCAACAGTGACACTAATCTTTTCAGAAGTCAAAGTCTCAGGACTAATGTTATACTGCATAATCAAATGCGGATACAGTGAGTTCAAGTCAAAGGAAGCCATCCATTTATGAAGACCAATGATTGGATCTTTAACATAAGCACCTTCGAACTGCGCATCTTTACCAGAGTAAGACTTTGCTGGAACAACAATACCCTTTTTGCGCAAGTGGTTATAGATAATCGTATCCCACATACGAACCTGAGAATAAACATCCTCAAAGTTAATCTTGGCATTGTAAGCCATGGTCAAATGCAGTTCAATCAAACGCATCTTATCTTCTAACTTATCAACCAACTCTACGTCATGAATGTTATAATCAACGAATTGTTGCCAGTGATTAGTATAGAAATCTTTGAATGAATCGCCTGGATTTACTTTCTTCTTGTCACCAAGTTCTTGTTCAGCGATATAGTCAAGTCGATATGATTCTTGTTTAGAATATGTATATTTCTTATACAGTTCAAGATAATCTAACTGAGCAATACCAACGATATCGTAGTGAATCTCTTCACTACCTTTAATGAAAGTCTTACGCTCATTGACGTAACCCCATGGGCTCATCTTATTGGATTCACCATCGCCAAGTTCACGCTCAATCCTACGAATGAGATACGGCATGTCGAAGAAGTCAGTATTCCAACCAGTGATAACATCTGGATAACTCTTAGTCCAAAACTCTAGGAATTGTGTAAGAAGATTGTGTTCATCTTTACAGTTGACATAGATAACGTCTTCACGTGGATTGACGTATGCCTTGCTACCGAAAGTAATAATTCGTTTCGTGGCAAGTTCTTTGACTGTGATTAGAAGAACTTCTTCATTTGCAGCACGAATATCAGGGAAACCATTTTCCGTGGCAGTCTCAATGTCAATTGTGAACACTTTAATCTGTTCCATATCCCAATTGACATCATGTGAATAATTATCGCTGATGTATTGGTAAGCATAATTTGAGTTACCATAAACATCAAACCCCTGAACACCTTCATAGCGTTTAATGAATTCTCTGGTATCTTTGATAGTTCCAGGATTCACTTCATCAACGAATGTTCCCTCCAGTGTCTTCCACTTGGAGGGTTTCTTTGAAGTTACATAAAGGGTAGGGGAGAAATCTAGTTTGCGTTGGTATCGCTTACCATTCTCAACACCACGAATGAAGATTCGATCTCCAATCGGGTGCACCGAAGTATAAAATTCCATTAAGACTTTCCATACATTAGCATCATAGCATCAAGAGCACAGTCATGAACAGGGTGATGTTTAATAACTTGGGCTCTTTCAAATAGAGGATGGTTTACATCACAATAACCATTAGTCCCGCCACTCATTAAATCAACAGCAGTTCTAACGTCCCTCCACATATTATACCCTGTAATTGGTTGCATGTCAAGTTTTTTAGCGAGCGAGTCAATTGCCATTTGATCAAGAGAACCTCGTGCCCACATAGTCTGTCCATTTGCATTAATGAACTTGTTCATATAGTTATGCAATTCTTTGATTGCATCTTCTGCATACATATCAGTTGGTTGTGAATCAAACGATACACTGCGAGTATACTCATGTTGATTAGACCACCACTCAAGTGTTCCAACATCCACAGTTCGACCAAGACGTTTCGCCTGATCTTTTGCATTCAACTTAACAAAGCATGCATTGTCTAGCAGGTCTTGATATGTTGGACGTTTCTCTGGATCGAAATGAATCAATGCAGCTGAAAGGATAACTGCATTTGATTCAACACCTAGAGTTTCTACGTCAAATATAAACATTAAAATTCCCTCTTTTCACCTTCTCTTGTAAAGAAAGCATTCATCTTCTGCTCATCAGTCCAAGATTTACAATAATCATTATCAACATCACACATATCCAATGCTTCCATTGTGGAAACTACACGATGACTTGTAATAGTTTCACCAAGTCCCAACTGAGAAAACTCTTTAGCAGTTTCCATTGTTACATCATCAAGTGCATACTCAGGATGTTCTTTTGGTGCTTCAACACAATACCTCATACGATATGTATAAATGGCATCAACCATTACCCATACTTTATCACCACTGTTAGACTTAATCATCAATCATCTCCTTAGTTAATGCCAGCGAGTTCTTCAATGCTTTTTCAGCAACTCGTAATCCATATTCCATCTCTCGTCTTTGTTGTTTCAATAATGAAATCTCACGAGATTGTTTTGTATTCTGCTCATACAACTCTACAGTATCTTTCTTAAGTTTATCAACCCAAGTAGTTACTTTATGAATAGTAACCCAAGAACCATCAGCAAGTTTAGTATGACCATCACGAATACGAAATTCGTCAGTCCATCGGTCGCCTTCTTTATACGATGGCATTGGTTCAAACAAAAACAATTCCTGTTGTTCTAACTTCTGTAGGAGAACATCAAAGTTCTTTTCAACCATATCTTTACCGTAAAACATTAGTCATTCTCCTCATACTCATATTCTTCTTCCTTACCAGCCATTGCTGCATGGATATCGCAAAGAGTTGTATGCCAACCATCAGTATAAGTCTTACCTGGAGAACCACATTCTTCGCAAGTGCGATAACTCATACTCTCAGCAAACGAAATATACTGATAGTGTTTATCTGTTGCAGCCTGAACATAGAATCGAAGTCCACCGAACTTCTCTTTAACCTGAACCGCAACTGGAACCTTGAGAGTTTCTTCGTCAAGTTTGGCTTTGGCTTCATCGATCTTTTCTTGGGTGATAATGTTTTTACTACCTTCCCACTGTGGTTGATCAACTTTATCTTTGATGTGTTCATAACGACTTTGCGCTTGACGATAGTCAGAAGTCAACAGACCACACAGAACATCGATGATGTTATACCAACCATCACCACACTCAAGCCCCCAGCACATGGCTGTGGTGCGCATATCCGCATTACGATCTCGAAAGATCAGCGGATACTTCTCGCACAGTTGTGTATCTAATTCACGACGCATAATAAATCCTAGTTTTTAAAATTGAAAGGGCATCTCTTAGACGCTAACTTTTTACGGAATGGCGAAAACATTTTATACAAATCAAATAACTTTGTGTGTGGGTTAGTTTGTTTAACAAGAGATGTAACTCGAGTGATTCTAGTATATTTTTCTATGATATCAAAGTCGAATTCTTGTTCTAATTTTACTAAACTTCCATCTTTAGGATGGAATCTAATATACATTAGAGGGTCTCCACGTTTAATTGTAATGTAAATAGATTC